ATAATATCTAATAATTAATTTATAAATAATTAAAATTTGAATTTATTTAATTATTTAAATCCAAGAGAGACATTATATAAATAATGAGATCCATCAAGTATAATAATATTAATAATGATATTATTTTTCAAGTTATTAGTTGGAATGCATTTGATTATATTTATGATGAAAATGAAGGTGAAGACTGTGATTGTGAAAAATATTTAATTAAAATGTTTGGTGTTACTGAAGATGGCAAATCTATATCTGTTAATATATTAGATTATACACCATACTTTTATATTAAAATATTACATGCAATTAATAGAAATACTGCAGAAAATTTGAGAGAAAATATGATTTCTGCTTTACCATATAATTTAAAAAATAGTTTAATAAATGTTTCAATAGTTAAACAAAAAGATTTTTGGGGATTTACTAATAATGAAAAATTTAATTTTGCAAGATTTAAATTCAAAAATCTTAAAGGTTATAAAAGTGCTATTAGAATATTATCAAAGAAATTTAATGGTATTAAATATAAACTTTATGAAAGTAATATCGAACCTTTTTTAAGAATGATCCATATAAAAAATATTGATCCTTGTGGATGGATAAAAATTTCAAATAATGATTATAATTTTAATACAAATATTATTCCTACTCATTGTCAAATTGATATTGATTGTAATTGGAAAGCAATAAAAAAAATTAATAAAGAACAAATTGCACCTTTATTAATTGCTAGTTTTGATATTGAATGTATTAGTTCTCATGGAGATTTCCCTGTTCCAAAAAAAACATATTCTAAGGTGGCATATGAAATATTACAATATTTTAATACTAATAAATATATAGATAATATAAAGGATACTTTATTGACTGAAATTTTAAAAATATTTAAACATAATGAACCTGGAATTTTTAGTAAAGTATTTCCTAAAGTACATTATAATTATAATTTATTAGAAAAAAAATTAAAAAATGGATTAATGGATGATTTATTTGCAATTTTAATAAGTAAAGTTCAATATAAAGAGCAAGAAGGAGATTCTAAAATATCAACAAAGGATACTATTATGGAATCTTTAACAGAGTTTTTAGGATTTTATGAAAAAAATACTGATTTTAATAATGATTCATGGAAAGGAATTTTTCCAGAATTAGAAGGTGATTCTATTATACAAATTGGTACAACTGTACATAAATATGGAGAGAAAGAATGTTGTTATAAAAATATTATAACTTTAGATACTTGTGAAAATATTGAAGGAATTGATGTAGTTTCCTGCCAAAATGAAAAAGAATTATTATTAAAATGGAGAGATTTAATCATTAGAATAGATCCAGATATATTAACTGGTTATAATATTTTAGGTTTTGATATGTCATATTTATATGAAAGATCTAAACAGTTAGGATTAGATTTTGAATTTTGTAAAATTGGTAGATTTATTGATCATTCTTCAAATTATGAAGAAAAAATATTAGCATCTTCTGCACTAGGTGAAAATTTACTTAAATATATTAATATGGAAGGTAGAGTTATTATTGATGTTATGAAAGTTATTCAAAGAGATTATAAACTTGATTCTTATAGTCTTAATGCTGTTGCTACTCATTTTATGAAAATGAAAAAACACGATGTTCATCCGACAGATATATTTAGACTTCAAAAAGGAACTGCAAAAGATAGAGCAATTATTGCTAGTTATTGTGCGCAAGACTGTACTTTATGTAATAATTTAATAATTAAATTGGAAATTTTAGCTAATAATATAGGTATGAGTAATGTTTGTAGTGTTCCATTATCATATATATTTTTTAGAGGTCAAGGTATTAAAATTTTTAGTCTTGTTGCTAAAGAATGTAGAGAATATGATTTCTTAATTCCTACTATAAATAATTATATTAAAGATGTTGACGAAGAACAAGATGAAGAAGGTTATGAAGGTGCTATTGTTTTTGAACCTAAAGAAGGAATTTATATTGATGATCCAATTTCAGTATTAGATTATGCATCACTTTATCCCAGTAGTATGATTAGTGAAAATTTATCACACGATTGTATTATTTTAAATGAAAAATATAATAATTTACCAGGACAAGAATACTTAGATATTAGTTATGATATTTATGAAAAAATTAATGATAAAAAAGTTAAAACTGGTATTAAGACTGTTAGATTTGCACAGTTTCCGAATGGAGAAAAAGGTACAATTCCAAAAATTCTTATGAAACTTTTAAAACAAAGAAAAGAAACAAGAAAAAAGATAGAATTCCGTACTATTATTGCTAAATCTAATGATAATAATACAGAGGAATTTATTGGATTATTTAAAGAATTAGATGATTCTAAAGTTGTTATATCTACATTAGATGGTAAATTATTTGAAATACTTAAAGAAAATATTATATCAAATGAAGATACATATAATAGTTTTCAAAAAGCAGTTTTAGATGGTTTACAATTAGCTTATAAAGTTACTGCCAACAGTTTATATGGTCAATGTGGTGCAAAAACAAGTTCTATATTTATGAAAGAAATTGCAGCATGTACAACTGCAACTGGTCGTAAAATGCTTACATTTGCAAGAGATTTTATATTAGATAATTATAAAGGTGCTGAGATCATTTATGGTGATTCAATAACTGGTGATACTCCATTACTTATTAAATTTCTGGATGAAACTATTGATATTATTACAATTGAAAATCTTTCAAATAATTGGATAGAATATCTTGGATTTAAATTATTTGAAACAGACTTACATGAAAAACAACAATCATTTATAAATGCTAAAGTTTGGACAAATGGAGAATGGTCTGATATTAAGAGAGTTATTAAACATAAATGTAACAAAAAAATATATAGAGTTAATACTTTTAAGGGTTGTATAGATGTAACTGAAGATCATTCTTTAATTGATATAAATGGTAATGAGATTAAACCAGGTGAATGTATTGAAAGAGAAACATTAATAATGCATACTTTTCCAGAAGAATTTAATGAAATTGAGTTAATGACTAGAGAATACATTTCCGATAAATTTAATAAAATTCCAGAAGAGTTTAATAATTATTATGAATGTAAATGTTGTAATATTACAAAAGAAGAAGCATGGGTCTGGGGATTATTCTTTGGAGATGGTAATTGTGGAATATATGAATGTGAATCTGGAATTAAAATTACTTGGGCTATTAATAATTCAAATCTAAATTATTTAAATAGAGCACGAGATTATTTACTATTAACTAAACCTAAAGATGTAGTAAGTAATTTTAAAATTTTAGATACTATTGAATCATCTGGAGTTTATAAATTGATTCCAAATGGTTCTCAAGCATATATGGTTGAAAAATATAGGGAATTATTTTATGATAAGGATGAGTTTAAAAAGGTTCCCAAAATTATTTTAAATGCTACTTTAGAAATTCGTGAATGGTTTATGGAAGGATATTTAATAGCAGATGGATGTAAGAAAACGGCGTGTAATAGAGGATTATATTTTGCATGCAAAGGAAAAATTGGTGCTCAAGGTTTATATTATATTGCAAAATCTATAGGTTGGGATCATTTACGTGTTAATATTCATGATTATAAAGAAAATACTTATTGGATTTCATATATTAAAACACAAAAATATTATGATAAATTTGAAGATCAAGTTATGAAAATATTTGATTTAGATGAAAATAATGAAGAAAAATTTGTTTATGATATTGAAACATCATCTGGAAAATTTCACGGAGGAGTTGGAGAAATATTGGTCTCGAATACCGATTCATTATTTATTCGGGTAAATCCAATTAATTCTGAAGGAAATCCTATAAAAGGTAAAGCAGCAATTATGCCATCGATTAAAATTGCAATGGAAGCATCAGATAAAATAAATAAAATATTAAAGGCACCACATAATTTAGAATATGAAAAAACATTCTATCCATTTATATTATTTTCAAAAAAACGATATTGTGCAAATAAATATGAGTTTGATGATATTCATTTTAAACAAAATTCAATGGGTATTTCAATAAAACGTCGAGATAATGCAAATATAGTTAAAATTATATTTGGAGGAATTTTAAATATTATACTAAATGAACAAGATATCAAAAAATCTATAGTATTTTTAAAAGAATCATTACAAAATTTAATAGATGGTAAATATCCTATTGAAGACTTAATTATTACTAAAGCACTTCGATCAAATTATAAAGATCCTGAAAAGATTGCACATAAAGTATTAGCAGATCGTATAAGTATTAGAGATCCTGGAAATAAACCCCAAGTAAATGATAGATTATCTTATGTATATATAGAAGTAAAGGAAGAAAAAGGTAAAAAAATATTACAGGGAAATAAAATTGAAACTCCAGATTATATTAAAGAAAATAATCTAAAAATAGATTATGAATTTTATATTACAAATCAATTAATGAAACCTATATTACAATTATATGCTTTAATTTTAGAAAAATTAGAAGGTTATAGATTTAAACATTTTCCTGATCATTTTAAAGATATTAAAACTAAATTAGTAAAAGAAAAAGAAGGTGATCTAAAGAAAATATCAGATCGATTACATGATTTAAGAGAAGAAGAAGTTAAAAAAATATTATTTGATAAAATTTTAATTAAATTAAAAAATACTAAAAATGGACAAAAACCGATTGAAGAATATTTTCAAATGTTATAAATTATTTTTATTTTAAATTATTTTAAATTTTTAATAGAACTATTAAAAATTTGATAATTTATTATTATTTTTATATTATATTAAATTAAATTAAATCAAATATGGAAAATCTATTAGGTACTGAATTGGGTCGAGGTGGTTATGGAACAGTATATATTAAAAAAGATGATGATAGTTTATGTATTAAAGTGAGTAATAAAAAAGGGAATACATGTAGACAATGGTCAAATGAATATAAAAAAATTATAAAATTTACAGAAAAATTAGAAAATAATTCTATATTTAAAAAAATAAAACTTGTAAAAATTGTTAAACCTATTGAATTCATTGAATCTGATGATCAATGTTATATGATATTACCGAGAATTTTTAGACATGAGGGAAAACACATTATAAAACCAACAATTCAAGCTTTATTTGGTCAAAAATCATCAGATATTGTTATGAAAGGTCGTGGCGAACTCTTAGGGCTTAAAGAAATAAAAAATATTGTAGATAATAATAATGATATTGAAGATATGGTACGAGAATTAGGAACTATTATGGCTTTAATGCATTTTGTAGGAAAAAATGATGCATATGATGTTGAATTATTCTTAGGTAAAGAAGCTAATTCTAAAAAATGTAGACTTTATTTAGCTGATTTTGATTTATCAGAAGAAATAAAAAATTATAATGATGAAACAATTAAGCGAATTACATGGTCAATGGATGCAGTACCATATTTTCCAACTGAAGATAGTGATGAAGAATTATTTAAAATATTTAAAGATGCTTATAAATCAGTTGTACAAAATATAATTGATACTAAAACTAATTCATTAATTAATATAGATATTGTTGAACAAATATTTGAAAATTATGGATAATTTCTGTTGCACAACCCAAAATTATTTAAATAATGAATCAAAAGAATTAAGGTTTATTACCTATGTCAGTATATAATATTATTAAATCA